GTCAGCCTTGGGCAGAGCCATCTCTGCTTCGTCAGGCTTCACGTAGTTGCTCTTGCCGTTCTCGCCGTTGCGCCACCGCTCCAATGAGTAGTCCCGTGCAAGAGCAGGAGCCACGGCTTCCAAAAACCTGTGCATATTGTGTCCTGTACCACAGTTGTGGCACTTGAAAAAGTAGTCGTTCTTCTTTGGAAAGAAAAACCCACGTGCCTTCTTTTTGTTGCGCTGCGAGTCACCGCAAAGGGGACATCGGCAGTTAGCAACAGACTGGCTCTTCCACTTGAACCGATCCAGTTGCGGAGACACCAGTCCAATATACTTTTTGTCAATGAACAGGCTCATGTCTGCTCACATACTCCAGTTTGAAGTGTCCTTGCGTCCGAACTTGGACGATATGGCTGTTAGGTCGCGTGGTTGATACCCTGCACCGTAGCCGTCGCCCTCCTTTTTCTGAATGTTGGAATCGCTCAAGTCTTCGTACTCGTCGCTGCTCACGTCGTAGAACTTCATCTTGGCGTAGTTTAGCCCCACAATAAACTTCTTGTTTGTAGACTTTTGATTGTACCTGTTCTTCAACTGCTTCACCATGATCTGACCGCTCTTCTCAAGGTCTTCGGTGGTGATGAGTGCCACCATGAAGTCTGCTGTTTGGGGCAGACCAAACGATTCAGAAGTCTCTGTCAGGTCAATGTCTGTGGACGAGAACCCTGACCGATTTACTTGGGTAGCCGTGACAATAGGCAGATCGTGCTCCACCGCAAGCCCACGCATCTCTTCGGCAATGGCTTTGATGTACGTGTACGAGTTGATGTTGTTGCCCTGCTTGAATCGTGAAGACGCACAGATGTTGATGTAGTCCACGAAAATAATATCGGGTACGAATCCCTTCTTTAGCCGCAACTCGTCTAGGAGAATACGGAAGTGGCTCACGCTTGCCATTGAAGTAGGGTACTCCTTCACGATGAGTTTACCGCTCACCCCGCGTGTGGCAGTCTTCAACCGCTTCTCGTACATTTCCTTTGGCAGGTCCACTAGTTCGTCCATTGTGATGTCCATTACATTAGCGTCGATACGCTCTGCAATCCGCTCCTCTGCCATCTCAAGTGTGATGTACAACACATTCTTGTTCTGCATCAAACACGACGCTGCGTGGTGACACATGAACAGACTCTTGCCCACATTCGTGCCTGCCATGATGACATTCAGGGTCTTTGGAGCAATCCCGCCCTTGGTGATGGTGTTGAACATCTCAAGGTCAAACGGAATCTTGCGCTCCACACGGTGGTAGAACTCGTACCGCTGCTCGTAGTCTTCCAAGAAGTCGTGTCCCACGTTTGTGTCAAACGACACCGCGAGAGCCTTGGACAGAATCTCGGGCAGCGCGTTGGGAGTACGAGTCTTGTCCTTGCCGTCAATGATTTGGATAGACTCAAGAATGGCATTGTAGATGGCTTTGTCCTTGCAGAACTGCTCTGTGGTGTCGCACAACCACTCGGTGTCCTGCTTTCCCACCTTGCTTACTTCACTCACAAGGGTTTTGCACCGCGAGAACTCGTCCTCGTTCAGAGTCTTGTTGTTCTCTAGTGCAATGAGTAGGGCTTCCCGTGTCGGAACACCCTTGTACTCGTCTACAAATTCCTTTACCGAACGGAACACCGCACGGTCTACTCTGTCAAGAAAGTACTCCTCCTGTAAGAATGGAATGGTCTTCTTGCAGAATTCAGAGTCAGTCAGCAGTCCCGCCAGGATTGTCTTTTCGGTTTGGCTCATAGTCAAATAGTCCAAGTTCTTGATCTAGTTCTGCCATCATGTTCAAAGCGGCTTCACTGGATTTTTGTTGCTGAATCTGTTCAGGAGTTTTTTCTTTGTCACTCATCAGACTCCTCCACAGGTTGAGCGTCGTCCTTGCCGTAGCAGAACTCCTTCTTTACAGCCGCTTCAAGCGCAGTCAGCACAGCGTCCGTGTAGTACTTCTCGGGGTTCTTGTTGATCTGCGACTCAAACGCGGTCTTGCCGTCAGGCAACTGGATCTTCGTGGACACCTTCGTGAAGATGCCGTGCTTGATAGCCACATCAAGTAGACCGTAGTACTTGTTCAGACCTGTCTCAAAGTTCAACTGGACATCCACCATCTTGTCCTGCTTTGTAAGGCGGCTCTTGTACGCCTTGCAGTGGATGATGTTGCCCACCACCTCGTTGTCCACCTTGTCCTTCTTCTTGGACAGGTAGATGATGGTGGACGCAGCGTACTTTAGACCGCTGCCGCCGCCCATCTCCTTTGTAGGCACATACGCACCCACCACATCATACGTGTGGTTCGTCATCAGCAGTGGAATCCGTGCGTGACCCAACTTGATGGTCAGGACGCGGAACGCGGCTTTCGTGACCTGTGCGCGAGTCATGTCACGGGTATTCTTGCCTTCTGCGGTGTCGTTCATTTCCTTCTCGGTGGACAACATTCCAAGCGAATCCAACACGATCATCATGCGGGGACGCGAATCCTTGTCCGCTTCAAGGTACTTGTCCACCGACAGCACACACTGGTGGCGGAACTCCTCCACCGTAGCCACAGGCAGCACAGCCACGCGGTCGGTGTCAATGCCACGATCCCGCAGCAGATCCGAAGTAATGGCTTGCTCCGTGTCAAAGTACATGACCATTGCGTTGGGATCGGAATTCAGGAATTCGCGCACCACATTCAGCGCAAAGTAGGTCTTGCCCGTGGCTTGCTCTCCTGCAAGGGCAATGATCTTGTTGTCGGGAATGCCCCCGTGGATCGACCCGCTCAACAGCGCGTTGAACGCATACGATCCCGTGGAGATGAATCCCTTTACATCGCTGCCTTCCAATCCATCAGAAGCAACCGTTGCGTACTTGTTGCCTGCTGCCTTCAGAATGTCCTTTAGTTTCATTTGTTCTCCAGTTTCTGTAGTACCTTTTCCGTCCACAACAATTCACTTTCACTTTCGCGGATGCCTTGCAGAGTGCCGTGTTTGTCTGCAAGCATCCGCTTGATTTCTGCACGGAGAAGCACCTGACGAGCCTCAACCAGACTCTTCAGGTACTCTCTGTGCTGCGGTTCTAGTGGTTCACTCATCTGCCAACTTCAGTGTCGGCACGGCAAGGCTGGGCTTCGTGGGCACAACCAGTCCACCGAACTGCGAATTGTACTCGTTGAGCAACTGGGGAAGCGGCTCTGCTGTGAACAGAATTCCGTCAAGCGGAACACGAACAGGTTCATCCGTGTCAATGAGTGCAGACCACGGGACCATCGCAAGGCTGTTGCCTTCGGGACGGCGCACAGGTACAAACATACACGGATTCTTCAGCATCAGTCCACGACCGTCAATGGTTTCCGTAACGTCCGCAACCACTTCCTCACCACTACGCATCTTGATAATCTTTGTAGCCATCTGTTTCCTTTCACCAATACTCTACCGTATGTAGAGGCTGTGTCCACTGTAAAATATACCTTTCCCTGGTCACGCGAACAGGGAGTCCAACGACGCTCGTTCTTCCGGACTCCACCCCACCGCGTCAGTAATTGCGCGTAGTGGCTCCAAGAAGGTTTTATTGAATTGCAAATCGCGGTTCACGTACCGCTCCAGTCCAAACTCCTTTGGCAGACTCACAGGAAATCCAATTACTGTGTCCTGAAGTGGATTGGGAGATTTCAAGTAGATGAACTTCATCTTTTCCCCCTCGCCAATGGCACGGTACTTGCGCTGCAATTTATGCTTTACAAGAAGGTGGTTGTACAGCATTGCTGCCTTTACTGCAATAGGAGTAGCCTTCTTGTAAATAGTCCCGCTGCTGCGCCACTTTTCCATTTCTGAAACGGATCGGGGTGACGCAATGTCTTCCACCGAAAGGGTCTTGAACTCTGCTTGGGTGGTCTTTACAAACGCCTGAAGAGTGGGTTCGTCACGCACCAGTACCATTTCGATTGCGGTCTTTAGTGCCTTGCGAACGTACGCAGGCGTGGACGACCGTGCAGTTTCCATGCCCATGATCTTGAACTTCGGGGTCTTGTACCTAACCCCTTCAGCGTCCCACACAGACAGCATATACCGCTTCTTTGCGGTCCACACCCCTGCCTGTGCAATCACTTCACGATCCATGACCATTTTGTTCTCGTAGGCGTTCAGGGTTTCGGCAAGCACCTTGAACTCCTTTTCAATCATTGGTTGCAGAACCCGCTGACAGAACTTGTCCAAAAAGTCCACCACTGCGTTGGGTTCGCGTTCGCCCTTGAACGACTTGTCCACAAGAGTACCCAATCGCAAGTACACAGAGTCTGTGTCAGACGCAATCACGTAGTCCACACCCGTTGTCTGTAGCAGACGGTTGAGAAGACGGTTTAGCATATTGGCAATCCACTGGATGCTCAATTGCCCCGACAGAGTAATGGCTTCTGCCAACTCCACATCAAACCATCTAGAGTATTCATTTCCAAGACTTCCATACATGGAATTGAGAGCAATTTTTCTGCACTGCTGATTGATATCGTATTGCCTCATCAGCACTTTCTCTGCTTCCAGTGCCTTGTGGAGTTCATCGTCACTCATTGATTTTACGTTGTATTTCATAATGTATTTCCTTGAAGCATTCTTCTTTACTCTCTTTGATTTGTTTGTCTGTGAATCTAATCACACAGAAACCTCTATCGTTGGCTTCTTTTTCGTGGAGAACGTCCTTTGATTTTTGTTTCTCTCTGTTGTGGAAAAATACACCATCGGTTTCAATCAGCAATTTGTAATCAGTCAGTCTAAAATCATATCTGTGTCCGCTTGGTTCAAACTGCCATTGTGTTTCGTATTTGATTTTGTTGGAATCCAACCATCTCATCATAGACAATTCTATCCAAGTTGGAATACCATTTCTCCACTTTTTGTCATTAGAAAAGACCCCTATTCTTCCTGAATTAGCGAGTTTCCTCAAATGATCTCTTGCTTCGTCTGTCATCCGCATACTATTCACTTCTGATTTAGACCTTGCCTCTATCCCATATCTTTTGAACCAGTAGCAAACTGTCGGGCAAGATACCCCAAATTCTCGGGCAATGTCCTTCATCAGTCTTTTTTCATTTTCATACAGACGAATCAAGGTGTCTTTGCTTGGTATTTGCGATAGACGTTTTTGCAAATGCGATTTATGGCGAATGGTTTTTCCGTT